CAGGATATGATATGGAAGAAAGTGTGTAAAGATTTAGATTGGGTATTTTTTCCAAGTGTATAAGATGCGGATGCGGGAAACCAAGGTTTCCCCGCACGCCCCTTCCTTCTGCGGGAAACCAAGGTTTCCCCGCACGCCCCTTCCTTCTGCGGGAAACCAAGGTTTCCCGCATCCGCATCTTATACACTTGGAAAAAATACCCAATCTAAATCTTTACACACTTTCTTCCATATCATATCCTGTTCCAATTGTTTTTCTCGGTCTTTCATCATTGGGATATATGGTAAATATTGGGTTTGGTCTAATAATACACATAATTGATGTAGCGTATATGTATAATTAAAGAAATTCGTTCTATTTATTGGACAATGTGTAGCCCACGGTTTTTGGATTTCAATAAATAATACACATAATGTTTCGTGTAATTCTTCGTTCATTATGGGCGGCTTTATACCAAATATAGAATTTATATATTGTATGTGTTCAAAATATTTATTATAACCTAATTTTCGCAAAATTTCGCGCATTTTATCATAATTAATGAGAGACATATCTTTTATACGCTCTTTTTTAATTCTTGCTCGAATTGCTTCAATAACTTCGTCGGGTATTTGTGTAGTCTCTTTCGCTTGAAATTGTGATAAAATCTCTTTAAAATGGTTTAATCTTATATAAGCAGTATAAGACACTTCATTAGGAGGTTCTTTATTGGTAGGTTTTGAACTATCAATAATATATGTAATAAATTTACCACATTCATTATTATTACAAATCATAATGCCCTCTTCATCTTGCTGTATTAATTCACCTTTATGACATTGTTCGCAAACGTCAGATTGAATTACAAAATCTTGAATATTAATAACTTCATTGTTTACATTTCGCCAATAATTTTGATAAAGTTTTTTGGATTGATTGTATTTATCACTATTTACATTAGAAGCGTCTTCGTATGTTGCCTTTATTTTGAAAAAGGAATTGAGAACCTTTACGTTTTGATTATTATCACCCGATGAAATTTTCTTCTTTTCTTCAAAATAATTGAAAATGTATTTGGAATTATCTAATAAATACTTTTTCTTTTGTTGTTTTAAATCCTTGATTTTATATTGTATGTCTTGAACTTTATCACGAATATCCATATAAGCATCGATTTCATGGTCTTTTAAATTTGGTATCAATGCTTTTAGTCGTTCTTTCTCCTGCAACAGTTTAGGAATGGTTTCTGTTTCTGTTTCATAAAATTGGTTTAACATTTCTGTATGTTTTTCATCTATTGTATTGGATTGTTTCGGCGGTGGTTTTTTGGTAATGCATTGATTCATTCTGTTTTTGAAAATTATATAAATTTTATAGCAGAGTTTTTATATAATTTTTTAGGGGGAATATATATATGAAAAAAAGTAAAAAATTTAATAAAAATCCAAAAAATAAAACTATAAAAGGTGGTAAATGTCATATAACGAACGAAAATAAAATTTTTAGATATAATATATTAGAATTTAGAGAAAATATTATTAAACATTGGGCGAACACTGGTTGGAGAAGTAAAATTAATTCACTAAAAAATATTAGTTATTATGATACAAATAAACAATTTATTTATCATCCGGTTATATTGAATATATTACAACAAGATAATGAAAATTATAAATTAGAAAATAATAATATAATATGGTGTTTTTATGATGGTGAATATTCATTTGGATATCCAGATTACAAGTTTATAATTGAAAAAATCAACGCTTATATAAAAGAAGATTTTTATTTGGAAAATACTATTCCAAAATTAATGCGTAAAATATTTGAAGATTATCCAAAAAAATGCAATATTTTACAACCAAGTTTATTACAAATATTTATTTTACAATTTTTTATAGATAGTGATGATTATACAAAAATGAATGAATTACAATCGAATTATTATACGAATAAAGAACGTTGGACTTCTTATTTACAATTATTTTATAGTGAAAATGTATTCAATAATATATTTTTGAATTTTGATATATTAGGAAGTGGGCATGATAAAGATTTAGATGAAAGGTCATTATTAGTAGCAAGACGTTGTTTAAATGATATTAATATTAATAGCATACATACTATGGATGGTCATGGAAGATTTATAACTCGTTTAATGAAAATATTAATTGATAATAATATTTTTCTTGAAAGACCTGATTTTAATATTTTTGTTTATGATATTGATAACGAAACTGATATCTGGCATAGAATAACAATGCCACTAGGAACCGCGAAGAAAGGAAATATTTTAATTGAGTTAGAAAATTCAATAAATGATGAAACAATTCAAGACAAATTATTTTATGTTAATTTTAGTGGTCTAACTATTAGCGTGAATAATAAAATAACCAATGAAGGCGGTGATAAAGCATATAAATCAACATATAAATCTACTAAATCAAGAATTAATACAAGTAAATCAAGAAACAATACAACCGTAATAACTAAACCAAAAAATATAACAATCAATCAAGGTGATAAAATAATGGAATTGTATAATAAATTATTAGAAATAGATAAGGTAGACCGTTTATTCGTTTCATTCGCAAATGTACGTAATAAAAAATATTCAGATAAACTGTATAATGATATTGTAACATTTAATCAAAATGTAGAAGATAATAATAAAATAATGTTATTAACTGAAAGAAGTCTTAATCAAAATAATGAATTGGGTGATTTTATAACAGTTGGAACAAAATAACATTTCGATACATCTTTATTGTTTCCAATTTCAAAATTCATATTAAGATAAATCGTAAAAATCATTATTTTCGTATATAACTCTAATATATACGAAATATGTCCAATAAAGAAATACCTATACATAATATTCCATTTGAATTTCCCAAAAATATTAAAATGGAAAAAAAGGATTTTCAAAAATTATTGTTTTTATCCAATGTTTTAGACCAAGGTTGGACAATTAAAAAACACAATGATACATACATTTTTACTAAAAAACACGAGAACCGTCGTGAAATTTTTCAAGAAGATTATTTAGAAAAATTTATATTATCTAATTTTGGTTGTGGAGGTTTATAGAAAAATATGATTTTACACCTTTTTTCATTTTATACCAGTGAAGATTTGAAATCGTACCCCATATGGGCGTTATGGTTCAAACTGTAACCGGTAACTTAGTTGAAGTTTAATCCGCTGTGCGGATTGAAATCTTCAACGATGTATACTAAAAATTTTCAAAACCAGCATCTAACCATGCCGAAATACGTTTTGGATGTAACGCAACCATCATTAGTTCCTCATAAAAGATATCAACCATTTGTTTTTTCATTTTTTTATAATCAATTTCAAAGATAGATGGATTATCTGATACAAAAGACCAAGAAGTTCTATCTAATTTATGTTGATTTTTTTCTAATATATGCATAGCATTTGGATTTTTAGATAACCAAAACCAACTAATTTTGTCTTGATTTTTTTCTAATAAATGAAGAGCATTCGGATTTGAATTTTTTGATAAATGAAACCAATCAATTTTATCTGGATTTTTTTCTAATATATGCATAGCATTTGGATTTTCTGATAACCAAGACCAGCATCTTCTATCTAATTTATCTAGATTTTTTTCCAGTAAAGCAGTAGCATTTATATTTTTTGACAACATTTCCCAACAATAAGTATCTAATTTATCTAAATTTTTTTCCAATAAAACAATAGCATTTGGGTTTGTATTTTGTGACAAAAATCCCCATTCTATTTTATCAGGATATTTTTCCAACAAAGCAATAGCATTTGGATTTTGCGATAATTTAAACCAATAAATTTTTTCAGGATTTTTTTCCAACAAAGAAATAACATTTGGATTTGGATTTTGCGATAAACTATACCATTCAAGTTTATTTGGGTCTATCCAATCTAATAATTTGTATAAAGGTTCTGGTTGTTTCATTTTTGATATTTGTTTGAATATAGATTTCTATTATAATAATAAATCAATTTTTTTATTATAACAAGGGCGTTTATTTTTATTATGCTGTTATAATTTGCCATTTGTATCCTTTATGTATTTCATTACTAATGGATACTTTTTTTAGTGTAGTATGCGACATTTGAAATTGTAATGTAACATCTGTAATCGATTTGAATTGTTTGATTTCTTTATTTGTAATTGGGTCAATTTGTATAACATATTTGCTATTTTTTTTTATAAATCTTTCTGGTAATGAATTTGTCGATAAATACTCGTCTTGCATTTCTTGAGAACATTTATCGAAAAAGTTCCAATAATGGCCTGATGATATGGAAGATTTTTTAATTGCTCGTGAAATGGTAGAAAAGCCAGCCAAATTACGACTTTCGGCTGCATCTCGTTGTGATGCGAATACTTCCATTATTTTTGTTTTTTTTATATCTATCATTGCAATATATTCGATAGATTTATTGCTCGATATTACAGTTGGTAATGGTATAGGCGTTTCTATTATATCTCTATCTTGTAAAACCCATCGACAATTTTTATATATTGTATTTGCTTTTGATGCTTCTCTTAAGCCAGTATGGGATGAACCGCCGACATTTCGTATAACATCAATTACGCTGTCATATATATTTATTAATTCTAATGTATCTTTATTGTATTGGAATACCTTTGGAGAACGCGTATTGAACCGGCGTTTCACGAAATTGAGTGTAATCCCTTCTTCGTTGGTTTCTACATGTTCGGTTTCGGTAGATTGTGTATTTTCAATTGTTTCTGTTATTTCGGTCGTTTCTATAGGTTGTTGTTTTAATTCTATTTTTTTTTCTAATAATATTGTTTCTTCTTGAATTTTTTTGGTTTCTTTATCATATTTTTCAATTTCTTTATCAATTAATTTTATTTTGAGTTCTAACATTTCTTTACTGTTCATATCATTATTATTTATTTTAGTTATTTCTTGGTTTATCAAAGCTATTATATTTTTATATTGGTCTTCATTTACAATAAAGGTTTCTCGTGCAATTATACCATCTAATTTTGTAATAGAATAATATAAACTTTTTACACTTTCATTTGAATGTATTATTTTTTCTAATTTAATATAATGTTGCGTCTCAAAAACATCTAATAATATTGGAACAACGCCATAAGTATTTGATATATTTGCCATTCGTTCTTTAATGTTTTGTGTTGAACCGATTTTAATAATAAACTTATCATCATTTTCATCCTTTAGTTTACAAAAATAAACGACATTTTTATTATGGTACAATTGTAATATTTTATTATGAATTTCTTTTTTTGCTTTTTGATAAATTAATTTTGAATCAATTTCTAATTGTTGTTTCAATTTGTATTCTCCGGTTAAACGAATTTCTTTTAATACTTGTATCATCCACAGTTGAAATTTTTCTGCGATTGGTTTATTCGACCGAGCGAGTAATCTATACAACCCAGCTTCAGTCAAAAACGCTGTTTTTTGAATTCCGCCAAGGGAAGCAAAATCTTCGATTACCTTTAATTCCTTACCATAATTAGTAATAGTTGATATAATGTTTGACATTTTTAGTAATGCCCCAATCTGTTTTGCTTGGAAAAGAGGATTTTCAATAGTTCCCTGAATATTTATAGGATAATGTTCGTCACACAACGAGAATGCTTTTAGTATGTCCATACTATATATTATATGGAGATATTCTTTTATATATTTTAACGAATAAAAGTTCTCCTAAATATTTAATTAGTTTATGTTATTTTGGAAAATAATATAAAATTTTAATTGTATAATATAATAAATGCCCGATTCAAAAAAGTCTGAAAAATTTAAGATGGAGCGTATAGCAGTATATGATAAATTAATGGGAATTTTAAATTATGCGGAAAACGAATTTTTTATTTTAAACGAACTTGATAATAATATTGATTTACAAAACCAGATATTAGGTTTAGTTGTTGACATTCGCAAATTTTATTCTGCAAGTGGTTGTAAAGGTTGTAGTGAAAATAGAGTTTCTAAGCGACCGTATATGAGCATTATTCGATATATTTTGAAACAGAACAATAAAACACTATATTCTACTGAAATTTCAATTCCTATAAGTGAACAAAAATATAAAAAAACAAAGAAATATAAGATATTTTAGACGAAGGTAAAAATAGTGTAATAATTATATTTGTTATAATTATTACCCAAGTGATACAGCATTATAACAATTTATATGTCAAACTTATCATAAAATAAATGAATTACTTCAATAGTTTTGTTTGTATTATTATTACTCCAATATTCAATTTGATTTTTTAATATATCAAGACGATTATTCCATTCTTTATTATTATCTTTAGTTATAATGAAAATACCATTTTGATTTGCTCTCCAACAAGACTTAATAATTACATTGTTTTTATTAATATAAGAATCTGGATTGAAACGTATAAATATGATTGGTCGATGTCCTATATCTTGTGAAAGTTCCATTAAACGTTTATTTTCACAACTACAGTCATAATTTATATGTTGGTTTTCATCAACTTCTATAATAATGACTTGATAACCTAAGTCAAGTAATAAATCGGGTCTTCGTCTGGAACAACCATCTTGAATTTTTTTATCTGTAACCCAAGAAAAATTTGGAAAATTGTTTAATACAAAATCTACTACACTCCTTTCTTTGGTTTTATAATTTCGCGTTACTGGTTTATCTGGAAATAAATGAATATAACAAAATAAACAATATCCTTCGTATTTATTTAAACGAGTTTGAGTATTACACCATTCCGATAAACATTTTTTATTGACTACATCTTCCATATTATCTAACTTATGTGAATTGCAAAAAACACCTTTTGTTTCGCCTATAAAATTAAACATAGGTCTTAAATTACAACCTTCGTGATTACATAATTCGTGTTTAATATCTATCATATCGTCTAATTTATGTTGAAAACAATATATTGGTAATTCACCATCTGCATAATTATATGAAGGACTTGTATTACAACCTTCTTCAATACATTTTCTATGTTTTCCATCAATCATTCCATCCAATTTATGGTTTGAACAAAACCGGCAATGTGTATCATTTTCAAACTTATAACAAGGTGATAAATTACATTCTTCGAATTCGCAGCGACTATGTTTGATGTCTATCATATCCTGTAATTTATGCTTTGAACAAAATTTACCGTTTTTTTCACCTTCAATATTGAATTGTGCAATGACTTTACAATTTGGATTTTCACATCTTTTTCCTGTTACGTTTACCATATCATCTAATTTATGAGTGATACAATATAAACCCTTTGTTTCTGTTGGTAAATTATAAATAGGTGTAATATAACATTTTATTCCATTAACTCCTTTGCAACGCTTGGTTGTAAGATTTACCATTCCTTCCAAATAATGTGAATTACAAAATTTCGGTTTTTCATTTGGAAATCCAAATATTGCTCGTTGTCCACTGCAAGTTTCATTTTCACAAGTTTTATCAACTACATTTCTCATTCCATCTAATTTATGAGCACTGCAAAATTTACCTTTTTTTTCACCCAAAATGTTAAAATACGCCGATTTTCCACATCCATTAGGACATTTATTTACCATTTCTATAATATACTATGATAAATTTTCTTTATGTCATTTAACGCATTAATTATAACATTATGTCAAATCGTGAATTTTCTAAATATGTCTAAATATGTCTTTTTAATTTTTTTAAGCTATTTTTCAACTTACTTCATTGAAAAAATGATAATATTTATTATTTAATTATGCCTACTTTTTATTATAACAAAAATAAAATTATAAAAATTAAAATAATTATTATGTAGGTAATTTTGATATATTTTTATTTTTAATTTTTATTTAGCAATTTCCACAGAATTTATTTTCTCTGTATAGTATATACAAAAAACCGGTACTATGGGAGGAGCACTGATGCAATTAGTCGCCTACGGCGCACAAGACGTTTTCCTTACAGGAACACCAGAAATTACATTCTGGAAAGTATCATACAGAAGACACACAAACTTCGCAATGGAATCCATTGAACAAACATTCTCCGGCCAAGCCGATTTCGGTCGCCGTGTAACATGCACAATCTCCAGAAATGGTGATCTTGCATACAGAACATACCTTCAAGTAACTCTACCTGAAATCAACCAAGATATGAAAAACACTAGTGATGGTAATGTCTATGCCCGTTGGTTAGACTACATTGGTGAACAAATTGTTGCCCAAGTTGAAGTTGAAATTGGTGGCCAAAGAATTGACCGTCAATACGGTGACTGGATGCACATCTGGAACCAAGTTACCCTTTCATCTGAACAACAACGCGGTTACTTCAAGATGATTGGTAACACCACTCAACTAACATACATCACTGACCCAGCATTCGCTGCCGTCGCTGGACCTTGCGCTGCATCAGGTGGCCCAGCTCAAGTTTGCGCTCCACGTAACGCTCTTCCAGAAACAACTCTTTACATTCCTCTTCTATTCTGGTTTTGCCGCAACCCTGGACTTGCTCTTCCACTTATTGCCCTTCAATATCACGAAGTCAAAATCAACATTGATTTCAGACCAATTGGTGAATGTCTATGGGCTGTCAAATCTATTGCAGCCACAACAGGCACTCAATCAGTATCACGCGCATACCAACAATCCCTTGTTGCTGCTTCCCTTTATGTTGATTACATCTTCCTTGATACTGATGAACGTAGAAAAATGGCCCAAAACCCTCACGAGTACCTTATCGAGCAAGTCCAATTTACTGGTGATGAATCCGTAGGATCATCATCGAACAAGATAAAGTTAAACTTCAACCACCCTTGCAAGGAACTAATCTGGGTTGTCCAACCTGATGCCAATGTTGATTACTGTGCATCCCTTGAAGCCAACACAACTCTATTCAAGACTCTTGGTGCTCAACCATTCAACTACACTGATGCCATTGATGCTCTACCAAATGCTATCCATGCTTTCGGTGGCCCAGCTGAAACATCAGGCGCTACTGCTTTCATTAACTCTGGTCTTTTCCAAATGCCAGGTGCTGCTGATGCTACCAATGCAGGTGATTGGGCAACCGCTGGACAATTTGATAATGCCGGAACTGCCTCCGCTCTATCTGATGCCGGAACATTCGTCCTTGCTGAAACCGCCCTTGACATGCACTGTTGGGGTGAAAACCCAGTTGTAACTGCCAAGTTACAACTTAACGGCCAAGATCGTTTCTCAGAACGTGAAGGATCATACTTCGATGTTGTTCAACCATTCCAACACCACACCCGCGCACCTGATGCCGGTATCAACGTATATTCCTTTTCGCTAAGACCTGAGGAGCATCAACCAAGTGGATCATGCAACTTCTCCAGAATTGATAACGCTGTCCTTCAACTTGTGCTCTCATCTGGTGCCGTTGCTGGTACTGCCACCGCCAAAGTCCGTGTTTACGCCGTCAACTACAACGTTCTTCGTGTAATGAGTGGTATGGCAGGCGTCGCATATTCCAACTAAAAGTAATTAAACGATAAAGTTATTTAATTTAAATAAAAACAATATAAAGAATATATATTATAACTAAATATAACATATATTATGTTAAACCCCACCACCTGTTCACCCGTTTACTCGTTTGATAATGAAATGGCATGCAATATTATTACATACAAAGATAGAAACTATTATGTAGATTGCGATGATTTTGTTAAAATATTAAATTTCAAAAAAAAATTTCTTTATGATGACAAATATGATTATCCAAATTTCAATGCTAACTATAAAAAATACTTTTTAATAGAATTTTTGTATGATTTTGATATGGAGAACATTGATTATGTATTCGATAACAATAACAAATATGATTTAAGAAAATGCAATGTAACACCATATCATAAATACCATAACGAAATTCAAAAAATATATAAAATAAATAAATACATAGCAGGACATACACACCTTGTTGGAACTTCTGCAAATCAAATGAAAAACCCTATGTGGATTGTAGAAGAAAATGAAAAAGAAATAATATTAATGTATTGTGAAAAAAATACAATTATAAAATTATGTGAAAAATCATACAAAAAAATTTTGGATTTTGAAAAACAAATAAACGAAAAATTAACTTGGTATTTACAACAAAACGGATATGTATGCACAACTATTCCAAAAGATGGTGGTACATTATTTATTCATCAAATTATAACTGGTTGTTACGGTAACGGAAAAGGAACAACCAATGTTAGCGTTGACCATATTGACAGAAATCCATTAAATAATACATATGATAACCTGCGTATAGCAACACGAAAAGAACAAGAACAAAATTCAAAAGGTATAATGTATGGAACTAAAAAAGAACGCCAAAAAAATGCACAACCATTACCACAAGGTATTCAACAATCTATGTTACGAAAATATGTGGTATATTATCATAATGTATATAACAAAGAAAAGAATTTAAGCAGAGAATATTTTCGCGTAGAAGGTCATCCAAAATTGGATAAAATCTGGGAAACAACAAAATCCGGAAAAGTTTCGATAATAGATAAACTTCAACAAGCAAATAAAGTAGTAAATGATTTGGAAAACGACATATATCCTGAAAAACTGCAAAGCAAATTACCGAAATACGTATCAATTAGTAGTTCAAGAAACAAACAACAATTATGTTATGATAAGAGGGTTGATGGAATATCCAAAAATTTGAAAATGGTATTACCTGATGATTATAATATAAATGAACAACTTGCAATTTTCAATGAAAGAATAAAAGCAAAATATGAAGGTGAATATATTGTTATTTAATTATTATCATTATAAAATAAATATAAAACATAAGTAATAGCAGGTTGTATTATATCACGATTAAGTAAAATCGGTTTGAGAGGAATTTTCAAGGGTTTATAAGCAGAGTTTTCAATATTCCTAAATTCTTGGAATTCTTGTTTTTTCTTTTTCTCCATTTATAACTAAATATTTTATTTTTACACCGTTGAAGATTTCAATCCACATAGCGGATGAATCTTCAACTAAGTTACTAGTAACAGTTTGAACCATAGCACCCCCTATGGGGTGCGGTTTAAAATCTTCACTGGTATAAATCATATTCTTAACAATCATTCAACAAAGGAAGAACGACAAGAAAAGTTTAAGTATTATTGTGAATGCTGTGATTTTGGTGTATTTGTAAACTCTATCATGGATACTCATTTGAATACAAACAAACATAAATTAAAATTTAATGATAGTCAAAATATTTAGTAAATATATAAATGAGTTTTTTATTAGATAATAAAAAAATTGAATTAAATAATATGAATAATAACAATAATATAGTGTGTAATATTGAAATGAATTTAACCAAATTATCCAAAAACGAACTTTTAGTGAAGTGTGAAGAAAATGGAATTAAAAAAAATAAATCAAAAAATAAAGAAGAATTAATTGCTTTACTTGAAAATAAACATGTTGAAAAAAAAAACATTGAACAAATAATTGAAGATGATGAAGAAGAAACTAAGAATGAAGTTATAACACAACCAAATTTAGAAATAAATAAAATATATAATGAAGATTGTGTTATTGGAATGAAAAAGATTAAAAGTGAAAGTGTAGATATTATAATTTGTGACCCTCCATATAATATTGGAAAGAATTTTGGAAATGATAGTGATAAGCAAAAAATGGATGATTATTTATTATGGTGTGATAATTGGATTACTGAATGTTTAAGAATACTAAAACCACAAGGAACTTTATATATATATGGATTTAGTGAAATTCTTGCTTTTATAAGAACACGTGTAACTTGTAATGTGAGATGGTTAGTATGGCATTATACTAATAAAGTAACTCCATCACTAAATTTTTGGCAAAGAACACACGAAAGCATATTATGTTGTTATAAAGAAAAACCAATATTTAATCGTGATGACGTTAGAGAACCTTATACAGAAACATTTCTAAAAAATGCAGCAGGTAAAGTTAGAAAACCAACAGTAGGTAGATTTAGTAACGGTGATAAAGAAACAACCTATACTGCTCACGAAGGAGGAGCATTACCACGAGACGTTATAAAAGTTCCAGCATTAGCAGGTGGAGCAGGAAAAAAAGAACGCGTGGATCATCCAACCCAAAAACCATTAAATTTATGTGATACTTTAATAAAAGCATCTTTAAATAAATCGTCTCATACATTATTAGTAGTTCCTTTTGTTGGTTCAGGTTCTGAGTGTGTTTCTGCAAAAAAAAATAATGTAAAATTTATTGGTTTTGAAATTAATAGTGATTATATTAATACAGCAAACAAAAGATTAGATGATATTGGCAATAATTAAATATTAGTTAATTTATCATATAAATCAATATAATTGTATTTTGGTTTATTTTCTACGACAGCAGATGCTACAATAAACTTTTTTATTTCTTCTGTCATTTCAATATGTATCCATAATTGTGATGACATACAAAATGTAATTGACATTTTACAACCATTAATTTCATTTGTATTCCATCCAACTTGTGTATCTTTTTTTTGCCTTTTTTTCCAATTGTAGGTTCCCAAGTATAAGAAGAAGGGTCTAAAATTAAGTAATCACTTGGTATCAATAACCAATCATAACTTATATTTTCGTTATCTCTTTCATCTCTTACTATAAATGAATAATAGTCAAAATTCTTTCGTTTATAACACCGTCCGGAAAGAAAAATGAGACAAAAACGAATTAAAAATAAATTGCTTAATTTTATATAATGAGGATTAAATTAAGTGAAAAATACCCAACAGAACGAGAAGATATTTGTAATAAAATTATTACCATATTAAATTTGAAAGAAGATAATACATTTTTATTATGTGAATTGGATGAAGATTTAGAAAAACAAAATAAAATATTGGAATTAAAAGAAGAAATACAACAATA